CACTTCACGCTTCATCAACACGGCACCGAAACCCATGCTACCAGCCCGTTCCAGGCCATGGGAGTCCCGGTTGGTGGCGATCAGTCGCTTGTTGTCCGGGGTCTTGGTGTTCGGCATCGACGGTATCTTACGCTTGACGTAGTTGCACCCGACAATCGGCAGATCGTGCTTGAACAACTTGTGGATCAGGTTGGGCGGAAACTTCATGTCCGAGTCCAGCCACAAAATATGCGTGGCACCACTTTTGAGTGCCTGCTTCGCCAGGTTCTCTCGCTGATAGGCAATCAGGGAACCTCGCTCATTGATCAGGTTGTGTTTGAAATCGTCACTCAGGGGGTGATAACCTAGCAGTTGCGGCATGGACATCACCGAGAGTGCAAAATCCGCCAACCAGTAATCCATACTGGGTACACAAATGGCGAGGTGGACGGGCCGTCCCTGGCCCTTGGATTCCTTAGCTTCCGGCATGCGTCAGGATACCGTTGGCGTTTTCCGCACGGCATTCCAGGGTGCATTCCGACTGAAGCATCTTCTTCTCGGTGTCACCGGTCTTCGACAAGGAAACGATCTCCGTCGGACGAAGTTCCGCCAGCTTCCAATACTCCATCTGCAGCGCCTTGATGGTGAGGGTAGCGTCGAAGCGGTCAGGAATGATCCGCTGGACACCGAAGTCACCGTCCCAGATATCCACGCTGGTCACGAACTTCTTCTTCTCAGCATCGTGGTCGAAGCTGTAGGAAGTCGAGGTTGAACCGGCCAGTGCCGAGATCAGACGCTTGGTGGTGCCGTTACCGATCAACACATCCGGGTCACCGCCTTCATCCCAGCAGTCTTCCAGGATGGCGTTGATATCGTCAGCTGTCAGCGCCGTAGTAATGGTGGTCGTATTGGTGGTGACGAAACCGGCTACACCGTTAAGTTGACGTGCGACGGTGGTGGAACCAGTCACAGCCTGGGTGTTCTGCAGCAAAGCAGTCTCCAGGTCGCGCTTGATTTCCTTACCGTGCAGTATCACACGATACGCCAGTTCCTTACCCATGCCGGCCTTGTTAACCGCATCCTGAGTACCAGAAACCGCAACGGCCTTCTGGTTGATCTGGCAGGAGTTGGTGACACGGGTCAGGGTGGTCGGGGTAATCAGGCTGGCCTCGTTACCTTCCACAACCACGTTGGTTGCCGAAGCTGCCGCCAGAGAGTGGGTCAGCCACTCATGGGTGACCGCCGTGGATTTCACACGACCAATACCCGACAGAAACGGGGTCTCAGTCGGGGAGATGTTGGTGATAAAGTCGCTCAGGTCTTCACGGTTATGGATACCGACACCTGCGCCGCCAGAAAGGGTGTAGGATTCACCCGCGTTAGTCAAAAGTCCCATTGTTCAAGTCCTCTAGGAAAGTTTCTGCATCAACGCCTCAGTCCAGGCGTCGTCCGTTTGCAGTTTCTTCGCACGGTTGAATGCCGCCTTCTTCGCCTTTTCAGACGTTCCGGCCTTATTCTTACGGGCACCGGGTGGGACAAACTTGGGCTTTGACTTCATTTTCTTCGCCTTCGGGTTAGCTTTGGTCTGAACGTTGTCGTACATCATGGCTTTCTGAGCCATAACGTAAATGCGGTGATCCGCGATCATCGCCAGTTCCTGATCCGAAACGCCCTGCGATTTCATGTAGTCGGCAACCTGCTTGAGTCCTTCCTGCATCTTCGAATGGTCCCGCCATTCCGGGATTTTTTCCACCAGTGCGCCGGCCTGCTGTTGAAGGTACTGTTGGACAGCCTGCTGGTTGTCCTGCTGCATCTTCTCGGCATCCGTCTTACGGGTATCCTCGATCTGCTTCTTGGCCGTCTGAAGTTGCGCGTACCGTTGCTGCAACCGCTGTTGCTGCATCAGGTACTCAGTCGGGTCATTCTCTTGCAAGTCACTCCAGTCCACTGACTGGAAATCTGCCACCAGCATCTGCTCTACCGCAGATACCAAGTCATCCGCCTCTTGCGCCTTCTGTTGCAGTGTCTGCAACTGCTCGTTACGCACGGTTTCAAACTGCTTGCGTTCGTTAGCTACTGCTTCCAAACGCTTATTCAACGTGCCTTCAAGTTGATAAGACTTCAGCAGATCACCCAGGGTAGCCTCGCCTTCCTCACCATCGACCTTGGTGTGGACCTTGATGGCTTTATTTAGCACATCCGGTTCCACTTCCAATGCCTCGGCAAGCTCTTCCAGGCTTTCCGGCATCCATCGTTCATCTTCAGCGGGTTCACCGTCTACCGGTTCACCCTCGTCGTCATCACTCTCGTCACGCTCGGACACATCCATGTCCTGGTCAGCTTCGGTTTCCCGTGAGAGGTCTTCATCGTCATTGACGGTAGAATCTTCCTCTTCCTGTGCTGCTTGAGTCGGTTCCTCTTCAACGGGTGGTTCGTCTTGAACGCCCAGAAAATTCGCCAGCTCATCAATAATTTGGTTATCCGATTTTGCGTCTTCGACCACGCCTTGTGCGGTAGCAGTCTTCATTTAGTCTTCCTGTTGTTGCGATGCCAAAAACGCATCTTCGATCTGAATCTTCAAAATTTTGCGGACCTTGACGATTACATCAATCGCCATCTTAGATTGAAGTATATCATCTGTATTACTTTTGTCAGCACTCACAATGGCAGCCATTTCTGCCTCGATCAGGCTGTCAAATACCTTATTCAGGTGTTCGTCATTGAAACGAACCTCGGCCTCCCGGCCACGCAGAATCCGCTCTGCAATCGTCAAATCAGGCATTCATGCTCCCCATTGTTTCCGTTTCACTCCTGGCAGCATCAACCGCCCGGTCCAAGGCGTTATCCACTGCCTTTTGTCCCTCGGTCGCATACTTCAACTGCAACTCTGCCATCCTGATCTCATAATCCTGATTCAACTTTTGCTTACCCAACTCGTAATCTTGCGCCTGTTTCTGGGCTTTCAGTTGGGCCTCCTGCTGCGCGGCCTGTGTTTGGGCCATCACCATTTTCTCCTCGGCACTCGGTTCAGGAGGCGTTGGCGGAACGGTGGAAGGATCGGTGTAAAATAGCGAAGGTTCTTTCAAACCGGAGTTCTCCACCATTTTGACCAGGGTGTTGTACAGGTTGCCCACGTTAGCCACCGGGACGCCGGCCATCATGGCCTCTTTCTGCGTCTCGAGGATCATCATCAGGTGACTGAGCAGCTTGTCCTTGTTCTCGGTGCCGAGACCCACAACCACGGTCATGTTGGTCCGATCTTTCCACTCGCTAGGGTTCACCGGCACCCATTGACCCCGTAATTGGACGATTTTCTCCTTGTCCTGGTTCTGCAGGAGCAGACGATGGATACCCAACATCAGGCGTTTGACGCCTTCACCAAACAGACGGGCAATCAATTCAAGTCGCTGGGCCGAGGCATCCATGATCCGGTTGATACCCGAGGCGGTCTTGTTCAGGGAGTCCGCATCAATGCCTTGGTTATAACGGGTAACCCCCGTCCGGTTCTCTTTTACCGAGTCAATGTACTCGAGCATACCGAACGCATGCCCGGTAAATGGCTGCACTGGTAACGGTTGCACCATACCGGGGGCGGTCATGCGAACCACACCACCGGGGGTATTGTCCAGCAAATCGCCCAGGTTCACCTCACCTTCAACCGCCCCATGGCGCACGTTGTTGGTCAAGTAAAGGTTATCGAGAATGTTTCGCATTAGCATGGACTTTTGCAGTTGCAGGTCCATGGTCTGGTCGGCAGCCGAGCGCCCAAAGAACCGGTGGGTCATGGGCACCGGGCTAATCACCTCAAACGGCACGTAGTCGAACTCTTCGTTGTCCAGGATATGGGTGTCGTTGACCAACATGATCCGACGCAACTCGGCATACCCGTCGCCATCGTAGTCCACCCGCTTGTAGCACTCGGTGACCTTGACCAGGCGCATGCTCGGATCAGAACGCCCTTCGTCCTCAAACTCGGTGCTGTCGGAGATATCGGCAAACCGCTGATCCTTCTCCACGGTGTCATAGTCACCATCACCCTTGCCGGCATAGGCCATGATCTCATCGGTGTCGTAACCGAGTGCGGCCAGGTCAGAGACGGTCATCTCCCGCTCATGGGCACAGAACGGCACCTGTTTTAAGGACATGGAGTTGTAATCGGCATCGATCAGAAACTCTTCGGGCGGGACATTATCCACGCGACACTGCCCGGTTGTCTGTGACCGTTTGATCTTCACATCGAAACTGGTGACAACATTGACCATCGGCTGTGGACCCATTGGGGTCTGGACCATCTGCTCCTGCTGCTCCGATGTTGAGGTTTGTTCGACAACCTCGACACCATCCTCGC